CTGGGTTGGAGGACTACCCAAGCTACTAAGCCAATGATCATAGGGCATCTTAAGAACGCAATAGAAAATGATGATATTCATCTAGCGTCCCCCATTATCATACAAGAATGTATGAACTATGTGGCTGATGCCAGTGGCAAAACAAATGCTATCTCAGGTTGTCATGATGACACAGTTATAGCAACGGCAATAGCCTTAGAGGTACTCCGTACTCATGGAGACAGATTATCAACGACAAGGGTTTCTTTTAGGAACCAAGCGTTTGTAGCTGACAATACCCAGTGGCTTTAAAAGTTTCCCATAGTCCTCCACTATGAAAGACGTTTGTTATGGTTTCTTCGCGTATCGGGAAAGATAAGTAATGAAACCACCTAATTATAATAGATTGATTTGTAGGGTGTATATACCCACATACTTAAGAGGTGTCATAGATGGCAAGTAACAATGAAGATGGGTACAAGGTTGCAGTATCCGATGAGGACTTAACAACACTCCTCGATTACAAACTGTCACAAGCCAGTGCCAGTTTCCTAGATACCTCAGAGCTATCTGATGAACGTCAGAAGTCAACCTATGAATACGCGATGATCGCACAGGGTCACCTAAAACCACAGGGCGTATCACGCATCGTGTCATCAGACACAGTTGAAGCAATTGAAGGTTACACTGCAGTACTCTCAGAGCTACTGTTTGATAACAATAAATTAGCAAAGTTTAAAGCATATGACCGTACTCCACTAGCCTACCATAAAGCTACTGCAGCGTCCGAGTTACTTAACCACTGCCTGTTCTCTAAGAACCGAGGGTGGTCAATACTAAACACATGGCTTAAGTCAGCCCTGATGTGGAAGCTATCAGCAGTTACATGGACATACGCATCAGAAGAAAATATCTCTTTTGAAGAGTACGAAGTAATTGACAGTACTGCACTTGATGTGCAACTGGCAGACCCAGAGATCACTACAACTGGTGATATCTATTTAGATGAACAAACAGGTAACTACCTTGATGTGCGGCTTAAGCGTACAAAAGTTACCAACAAAGTTGTTGTATCGCCAGTACCACCTGAGACCCTAAGAGTCGGAAGAGGTGCCACAGGTATACACGATGCATCCTTTGTAGGTTTTGAAGAAGAAATGACAAGATCCGAAATCAGAGAACGTTGGCCTGAACAGGCTGAAGGTATTGATTGGTCAGCTGTAGAGAGTAACGTGCACTATGCAACCCAACTCAACACAGACTCCCTTGCACGTAAGCAAGCTATCGGTACAACCTTGTTGTTAGGTTCAGGTGATGATAATCAACTAGAAGCCACAGAGTCTGCTGTAGTACTCCGCTGTTGGGTATACGTGGATCGTGACGGTGATGGTATCGCTGAACTAAAGTATATTGTACGTGTAGGCGACACTATACTAGAAGAAGATGATGCAGATCATATCCAAGTAGCAACCTTCACACCATTCGAAATACCTTTTGAACTTGAAGGTTTGTCTATGTCTGATATGGTTCGTCCATCTACATTGGCATCCACAGCTATCTTACGTGGGTTTGTTGAGAATACATACTTAACTAACTATGCACCTAAGATTGCAGATCCCAATGTAGTAGACTTCTCTGCTTTACAAAACATGAAGCCCAAGCAGATCATTGCTTCTAACGGTAATCCACAAGGTGCAGTTGCATCTTTACCTCCAGAGCAAATATCAACAGGAACTGTCCCATTACTTCAGTTCTTGCAGGGTCACAAGGAACAAGCCACGGGTCTGTCTAAAGCAGCCCAAGGCCTTAACGATGCCTTATATGTGTCTGGAAACTCAGAAGCTAAGGTAGCACAAGTGCAGTCAGCTGCACAGATACGCATACAATTTATTGCTCGTAGGTTTATGGAAACTGGAGGTAGGGAACTACTAGAAGGTTTGTATATGACAATGCAAAAAGAAATGCGTGGTGGGTCTGTAGGTGGTTATACAGGAAATCAACGGTATCTCGATGTGTCCATAAATGATTTACCCGGAATCGAGTATATGTCTGTAGAAGCAGATGTTGGTGACGCAAGTAACCAGACCCAATTACAGAAGTTACAAATGATAGGCCAACAAATCCTGCCAGCCCTTCGGGACGCTGGTGCAGGTGCTGTTGTAGCTCCAACTGCAGCTTCGACTATTGCAGTACAAGCGTTTGATGCTTTAGGTTTAGACCCTCTTGATTATCTTATTGATATCAACACAGATGAGTTTAAACAGAAAGCAGAAGAAGGTCAAAAGAAAGATCAGGAAGCTCAGGCGAAAGCCAAACAGCTTGAAGAGTTGACACAGAAGTTAGCAGTAGATTTACAACAAGCTAACATTGACTACACAAACGTACAAGCCCAGAATGCCATTCAGGATAATCTAAAACAACTTATGGTTGCATTAGACAAGTCCGAACAAGAATGGTCCAAGTTAGCCTTAGAAGCTGGAAAGGAACAGCAACCCATGCCAACTAAAACTAACATCGATGTACTGTATGCAAAAGCACAAGGGCTTGTGACTGATGTAATGGTTACAACCGCTGGAGCAACAGATGCATCCAACCCAGCTATGCCACAAGAAGCTCCAACAGGAGACTTCTCTGGAGTAGCGGGATAGGAGGGTGATCCTGTATCTAAGCTGTTAGGGGTCTCAGCTTTAAATTAAGACCCCTTTATCTTAACAAGAGAAACACAAAATGCAGAAGTATAAACCGGGCATTGACAAGAAGGTCAAGCCAAAACTTCAATCTGATGGATCGTATAGACCGGGACCTTTCTCTGATGCTCAAACAGCTTTAGGTAAGGCCACCTTTGCTAAGAAAGAAAGGGATGAGTTCTTCACAGAAGCATACGGTGATATCCTTTCAGATTTATTTATTAAGTGGTTAAACACTGAGGCTCACTGCACGAAAGAGCGAGAGTACCTCTACCACGTAGCAATGGGCTTAGGCTCAGTAAAAGAACGATTGATTCAAATAGAAACATATGGCTTCAACCAAGAGTTTATTGATCAATCACATTTAGAAGATGAGGAACAAGATAATGATTCCAACTAATACACTAGACGAACTAGAGAAAGCTGAGTTTGATTTACAGCGATCACAAGTATCCTTAATCCGTGAAATGGGTAAGGGTAATGAGAAGAGCCGATTACATGCTAATACCCTTCAAGCAATGACATCTGCACTCGTTTTCGTACAAAATCTTATATTTAACCATGCTGATACAGTACATATTGTAAAGAAAGCTAAGGTTGAAACTAAGAAAAAAGTAAAGTAATTGAGGACTATAAGGGATAATAAATTATGAGCAACGAAGATAATGCAGTGTCTACCTCCACAGGAGATGACGCTGATTTCAATGCTGGTCAACAACCACAGAATTTTGATGACATTCCAGTACCGATGGGGCCTATGGCCAAACATCTTGGTATTGAGACTGATCTACCAGAAGATTCTGTAGAGGGTGACCCGGAAGATTCTGTAGATGAAGTACCCGCTGAAGACGATACAGAGGAAGACGATACACTAGATCAAGAAGATAACACTTCAAATGAAGAAGAAGGTGAAGAGGATGATGAAGAATCTACCCAAGACACTGACTTACTGACCGAAGAGGATATTGATTGGGACTATAAAGTACCAGTTAAGATCGATGGGGTTGAGCAACATTTAACTCTTGAAGAACTCCGTAAAGGTTATGCGACAGATCAAAGCTTGTCTAAAAAGGGAAACAAGATTAGCGAACAAAGGAAAGAGTTTGAGACAGAACAGTCAACCAAACTCGAAGAACTAACAGGCATGGCAACACTACTACAAGAACAACTTCAAGGTGAAGAAAATGAACTTGCAGCTGAGTACCATAGCTTTGATGATAAGATTAAGGAAGCCCGTAAAGAGGGTAACACTTATGAACTCACAGAACTGAAGGATCAACGTGAAACTGCCCAAGATGCTTACTGGAACGCCCGAAAGAAGCGTGAAGGTGTAGCTAAAGCTGTTGAAGAAAAACAACAAGCTCAGCTTACTCTACAAAACCAGCAAGTATTTGAAAAGTTTAACACAGATATCGCAACACTTGTTCCAGCATTTAAGGAAGACGCAGAAGCTATCCAACAATTTGCACTAGATGAAGGGATTCCACAGGAACTCCTACCACTTATCTCAGATGCAACAGTTATCAAGTTTATTGATGACTACCGAAAGCTAAAGCAGAAGGCCACTAAGGGGGCTGTTAAGCGAAAGGCAACGCCTAAAGCTAAATCAGCTCCAGTTAAGAAAGGCATGACCAGAAATGCACAACAAGTAAAAGCGAATACCGCAGTTCGTAACAAAGTTCTTACAGGAGAAGGTACTGAGAATGATCAAATATCATTTCTTAAGAACCTATCCAAGTTCCGCTAATCCTTAACTTTTTACTTTTATTTATAAGGAATATGTAACATGGCAGGACGTAATTTCGCAACAGGCGGCCCTAAAGCGGCAGCTGGAACTACTGGTTTAGGTGTATCGGAACGTGAAGACTTAGCTAATTTTATTAGTTTAATCACTCGTGACGAGACTCCTTTTTATTCATCTATCGGCAAAACTAAATCCAAAGGAATCCTACACGAATGGACTACTGACGAGCTAGCAGCACCCGGTTCTAACCAAGTGGCTGAAGGTTCTTCTTACGCTACTACTCATGCAGCTCAAACTGCTGAGCCTATGCGTACTCGCTTGGGTAACTACACTCAAATCAACTCTAAGACTGTTGAAGTATCTGGTTCTAAACGCGCTGTCGATCAGGCTGGCGTTGCAGACGAGTATGCTTACCAGTTGAAGAAGCGTGGCACAGAGCTACGCCGGGATGTTGAGCATGACTTGGTCCACTCTTGGAACTCTTCTAATGGCTCAGGCACTCGTAAGATGGGTGGCTATCAGTCATTTACCAACGTTAACATAGTTAATGCTGGCGCTGCTTCTGGTGCTGCATACACTGCACCTAGTACTACAGGTATTGGTACTTGTGGTGTTATCGTACGTGGCGCATCTGATGCTAACTTGCTTGCTCTTGAATTGAGCAACGTTGATGACGCAATGCAGACTATTTATCAGGAAGGTGGTAAAGCCACTGTAATGATGACTTCACCTGCTAACAAGCGTAAGTTCTCTGCAAAGGCGCAAGCTGCAGACTCTAACGTACAGCGCAACATTGATGACAGCGGTAAGCTTCGTCAGTCTGTTGAAATGTATGACAGTGACTTCGGAACTATTAAGATCGTACCTAACTACATTATGGGCTTGGCTCATAACACATCTGGTAACGCCACTACTAGCTCTAAAGACTACTCTGCATTAGTTTATGATCCACAATGGTACAACATTGCCACCCTTCGTGCTCTACATGAGACTGAAGTAGGTCAGGCAGGTGACAGTACTATCGGACAGATCGTAGAAGAATGTTCGCTAGAAGTTCGCAACCCATCAGGTTGTGGATTGATCGTTGGTTTAGCTGGTTAAACACTAAGCTATACAAAGGGGTCCTCCAAAGGGACCCCTATTTTTTCAGGAGGACACCATCTCATGAGTTTTAAATCTCAGGAAGATAACAAACACAGCTTTAACGTTGTTACAGATAAGAAGAATTTTACTTTATCTCAAGACGTTAGCGCATATCGTGACTATGCAAAAGAATCAAGAGACACATATGCTGCCTCTGGTCCAGCTAGTCACTACAGATCCTTTGCAGTAATACCAGATATAGTTGCAATAGACATACTCACCAAACATAAGATTGATATAAATGCTCAAGACTTTATGGGTGATAAACAATTAGTCGCAAGACTTAAAAAGATTATAATCTCAGAGTACCCAGATCTGCTCACGCATGGTCAGTCTCGGAGATCTTAAAGAGGATATAATGAATGTCAACTCCAAAGTATACTGCACTAGTCGCTAAGGTACGCGATTGGGCAAACAGGGACAGCTCCGTATTATCGGATTCGCTAGTTGCTGACTTTATCGATTACTCTGCAGACTTATGTTACAGAGAACTACGCATTCCTCCTTTGGAGTATACATATCAGTACGCAGCAATCACTGTTGCAGGTGAAACGTCCTTGCAACTTCCACCAGATGTGACTGAAATTATAATGTTCCGAGTAAAGGATACTGCAGGTGCATCGCTTGTATTTGATAATAAAATGGACATGCGTTCATTTACAGACAAGCACACTACTAAAGAACATGGGTCCTTTACACGTAAGGGACAGAACTTAGAGTTCTACCCTTCAGCTGCGATTGGTGATATATACGAACTACACTACTACCGCAGACTATTTGACATGGACGCAACATATGTTGTCAATGCAAATAATGTTTCTGCTGGTAACACAACAGTGTCTAACTCGGGTGTCGCAGGTGCTGTTCAGCTATCTGGTGTATGGTACATAGGTAATGAAGTGTATAACTGGTTACGTGATGATAATGAACGTATGCTACTTTGGGGTGCACTACATCATGCCTTTGAATACTTAGGTAGTGATGAGCAAGCAGCTAAGTATCTTAATAAACAATCAATGGCTATCGAAGAATTAAATCGTGAAGAGAAGAAACGTAGGGTTTCTGGTGCTTCTAATGCAGCCACATACCAAGTGTCTGAGTTACTATAAGGAGACCACATAGATGGCAATTACATACACACCAAATGAAACAGGTTCCACACCAATTCCCTTCAGCTCTGGAGTAGAACAAGCTGGTCTGGTGAACAAGCCATCTGAAGGTGGTTCTTTTAATAATGAATCAGTTGGAGACTACGCTACCTCAGTAACCGCTGCTAACCTTTCAATTGCAGCTAAGACCGCAGCAGCTTTGTCAGAGACAAACGCAGCAGCCAGCGCAGTCCTTGCAGATGCTGACAGAGTATCTACAAATGCAGACGTAGTTCTTACAAATGCTGACGTTGTATTAGCCGAAGCTGACAAGGTACAGACAGGTCTAGATAAAGTTGCTACTAATGCAGATGTTGTACTCACACATGCAGACGTTATTTTGGCAGAAGCTGACAAAGTACAAACCGGGTTAGACCGGGTAGCAACTGCGGCAGACAAAGTGTCTACAAATGCAGACGTAGTGCTGGCTGAAGCAGACAAAGTGCAGACCGGGCTAGACAAGATAGCCACAGCAGCTGATAAAGTATCTACAAACGCAGACGCAGTCCTTACAGCAGCAGATGTTGTTAGTACAAACGCAGATGTAGTCCTAGCTGAAGCTGATAAAGTGCAGACAGGCCTTGATCGTATAGCCACAGCAGCAGATAAAGTAGCCACAAACGCTGATGTAGTGTTAGCTGAAGCTGACAAAGTGCAAACTGGGTTAGATAAGGTAGCAACTGCAGCAGATGTAGTCTTAGCTGAAGCAGATAAGGTACAAACTGGGCTAGATCGTGTAGCTACTGCTGCCGATAGGGTACAAGTTGCCTCAGATGCATCATCATCATCCACAAATGCCTCCAATGCAGCCACATCAGCTACAAATGCAGCAACAAGTGCGTCTGGTGCAGCATCGGCAGCAACTACTGCAGTTAATGCAGTGATTGACTCTGCCCCAGCTAACCTCAATACACTCAATGAGCTTGCAGCAGCCTTAAACGATGATGCTAACTTTGCAAGTACAGTGACAACAAGCCTTGCAGGTAAAGTAGACGACTCTCAGGTACTTACTAACGTACCATCAGGGGCAGTCTTTACAGACACTACGTATACACACCCATCTAACCACGCTATATCTGTTATCACTGGATTACAGACAGCTCTGGACGCTAAGGTAGATGACTCTCAGGTACTTACTAATGTACCAGCCAGTGCTTTGTTTACAGACACTACATATACCCATCCATCTAACCATGCTATCTCTGTTATCACTGGATTACAAACAGCACTAGATTCTAAGGCTGCAACAAGTCACAATCATAATACTTTATATGACCCCATTGGTGCTTCCGTAGCAATGGCAATAGCCCTAGGAGGTTAACCAACAATGGCCAATACATTTAAGAACGCAGGTGCTGCAATAGGCACTTCGCGCACTACGTTGTACACTGCACCGTCAGCCACTCAGTCTGTTATACATGCACTATATATCTCCAACATTGATGGGGTTAACGATGCCAGTGTAACTGTAGAAGTTACGGTAGATGGTGGCACAACATATCGTCATATCGCAAAGACTGTTCCTGTACCAGCAGATGCTACCTTGCTACTTGATAAACCAATAAACTTAGAAGCTGGTGATATTCTTGGACTTACTGCATCAGTTGCAGGTGACCTTGAAGTATTCGCAAGTATCCTAGAAATCGCATAAGGAGGCTTTATGTCGTATATAGGTAACGTTGATGGGTTTGACACAATCAAAGCAGCATTAACAAGATACAAATATATAGCAACAAGTGGACAGACTACTTTTACTGGTGCAGATTCTAACTCGTCTACGTTAGCTTACATTGCTACAAATGCTATTGTGACAAGAAATGGTGTAGTACTAGATGACTCTGACTTCACAGCCAATGACGGTACAAGTCTTGTCCTTGGGGTGGGTGCTTCAGTGGGTGATGAGATATGCGTCTTATCATTTAATGCCTTTGATGTTGCAAACCATTTCACTCAGGCACAGAGTAACGCATTGTATGAACCCCTTGATTCTGCATATACTAAAGCAGAAGGTGATGCCCGGTTTAAAGCTATATCAGCATCCGAGGGTGGACCTTCACTGGGAACTAACTCAATCATACGTACCAACATCAACACTATCTCAGAAAACATTACTGTCCCAGCGAATACTAATGGTATGACTGCAGGACCAGTTACTATTGCTGATGGATATACAGTTACCCTGACGGGTACGTGGAGCATTGTATGAGTACATTGGAATTAAAAGAACTATCAGCACCAGCAGGGGAAGTGATTAAGATTGCAGCAGGTAAGACCTTAGACTTGAATAGTCAGGGGACACTTGTGTTGCCTACGATACCTGCGACTAAGATGCCTACGGGTAGTGTGTTGCAGGTTCAGTATATGTCTATTGGAGGTAGTGTAACAAACACATCATCAACGTATGCAGACACAGGTGTAAATGTATCCATAACCCCCTCTTCAACATCAAGTAAGATATTAGTCTTTGCAAATATGGGCAGCTGCGGGTCAAATGTACATGTAAACGCACACATGTCTCTCCAGATGCTTAGGGGCAGTGCCGCAATACATGTCTTTGAAGGCGAGGGTGGCTACAATGCAAGTACGTTATCTAACTCTTTCGGTGCTGCTGCTGGTATGAAGCTAGATTCTCCGTCAACTACATCATCAATAAACTACAAGATTCAGATGAAGAATAAGGGAAATGCTGGGTCAGTGTTCATCAATGGCAGTGGCGGATACTCATCAATAACCCTAATGGAGATACAAGGATGACTTCTAAACTAAAAACAGACGTTCTTGAAACAGGCTCTGGCTCTGGCACGATAGCATTGAATAACCAGTTGAGTGGTATGACGAGTGCTAGTATGCCTAGTGACTCAGTGATTAAGGTTGTTAGTGCTTCTACAGGGGCTAAATTCTCTGTAACAGGCACAACATTTACCTCAGTAACTGGGCTGTCACCTAGCATTACACCTAGCTCTACATCAAGTAAAATATTAGTCACCATTGATTTAAACTTATCTGCATCAGTTAGGTACTGTGGGGTTAAAGTTTATAGGGATTCAACTCAAGTTGGTATGGGAGATGCTGACGGCAGTAGATCTCGTGTTTCAATGTGGTCAATGAGGAATCAGAACGTCACAAATGACCAGTTCGTTATGCACAACGCCTCAACTTCTTTCCTT